TGGACAGTTTCTGTTTCACATACAGTCATACACGCTAGATTTTTTACTCGAGTTTTTGCATACTTGATGTATTCAATTTGATCTCGTGTTGGGATTACAAATATCAGGCCATTATCAGTCTCTGGTAGTTGTTTACCTATCTCAAAGTAATGACCATCAGGTAAGAAGAGTTTAACATATTTCAGAGCGTGCTGTCCTATACCCGTTTTCATGTGAGGTCCAATAATGATCATTTAGTATAAAGATAATCTTTCTTTTATATATAATAACATGTCCCTCCGCAAGGAAATCGAAGATGAAATGCAGCGTACCCGCCTCGACAAAACTCGTCTCTACGACCTACTCCTCAAGATTATTGACCAGGGTGGTAGTGGTGCGGGTTCTCAGGGTCCCCCCGGTCCCCCCGGTCCCACTGGCCCCCATGGTCCTCCTGGTCCTCCCGGTCCTCAGGGACCAGCCGCCCCCGTCGCTAAGGCCCCAGCTGCTAAGGCCCCTGTCGCTAAGACTCCCGCGAAGAAGCCCTCTGCTAAGCCCGCCGCGAAGAAGACTGATGCCTAAATATACAAGTTAATTAAAGTTAATACCCCTATTATAAATACATGATCGCATCCACACGTATTTATAACTCGGTATCAAATGAAGACAGACCAAAACATTGGCGCCAACATCCCAATCGAGTTAGAAGGAGGGTTTACGCAGTGAACAGTCCCAAAGTGAACGAGGACACACTTAAAATCAAGAAATTAGAAAAGGAGGTTGACATGTACAAGAAGGCACATCATAAAATGAAAATGATTGCACAATGGAGTCTTCGTTCGAATGAAGCAGCTCTTTCTGACTCACGAAGCATTCTTCATACTTTGGAAGAACTATACGGAGATGAGGCTTTCGAGGATCAGAGTGGAACAGACAAAGGTGATGAGGAGAACTGAGGTCTATAAACCTGTTTAGCAGGTAATGCATGTGGTAATGTGATACCACTTTTATACACAGATCCCATAAATAAACCAGCCGATAATGCTTTTGTTGGTAAAATACCTATACGACTTGGAATTGTATAAATTCCGTTTTTAATGTCATCTTCTACATCTTCAATATCCGCCATATTTGATACACTGGATGCGAGAAGACCCATCGCGATCGTTTCATTTTCAATAACATCTGTGTGAGCTATGAGATGCGGTACAACACTGATAGCTCCCGCCCAAAAAGTACCCACATAAAAGGGTTTTAGTAATGGTAAATTCTGCTTAAATGAAGGATACAATAGAATACATAGAATTTCTGGTGCGATATACTTAGATTGATCGGTGTACCACAGTATCAGATTTGCTGTTAAGAGAGCTGCAGCAATAGATTCTGGTGTATCTTCCGTCTTTCCATCTAGGTATCTGTCTGCTCCGTAGGCCCATCGCGCAGAAGCCATAATATACAAAAGTGGTAAAGGTTCGAGAGGTGTCCCCGAACACAATGCTAATATAGACATGATTGTACCGACTCCTAATCCGGTTGTCATCTGTATATTATTAGTTGTCACCATAAATCTCAAGAATATCTCGCACGATAGGACTTCTCTCGATATCACTGAATTCAAATTTAATGTACTCAATTCTTTTGGTGCGTTTACCATCTAATTTTGAACATATATCTATGAGACCATTATCTTCATATTTACGATCGTGTTGTTTGGGATCACCTGTTATGACCATCTTACTACCTTCACCTATACGTGTAAGAAGCATCTTCATCTGATTTGGTGTTGAGTTTTGCATTTCATCTGCTATAATGAATGAATCTTTGAATGTCCGTCCTCTCATATACGCCAAAGGGCAAATTTCAATAATCTTCTCTTTGATCATATATTGAATATCACCTTGACTATAGAATTCACTAAAAACATCCATGATGGGTCTGGTCCATGGATCCATTTTCTCTTCTAGAGTTCCGGGGAGATAGCCTATATCTTCTTCAACAGAAACAACTGGTCGGGTTAAAATGATTTTCTTATATGTTTTGTCGTTATAACCAGATATAGCTGCATAACACGCTAACATAGTTTTACCTGTACCTGCTGGTCCTACCGCGAATACCATGGGTTTATTCATACTATAGAGTACTCGATTGTAGTCTTTTTGGTGGTCATTTTTTGGTACTACTGTTGGATGTGGAATCTGTTCAATCCCCTCCATCTCTCCATCTATATAATAGTCATGTTCGTCGTATGATGATGAGAGTGAAAATTTTAAATTGTTGCGACCTCTTTTACCCCCCATACTTTTTACACAGAAGTTTTATTTACCCACCATATAAATCCACCTAATATTGAAACCAAAATGGCGACTAAAAGACCAAACGAAAATTTTTTAGGGTTTTCGTCTGGAGGTTTATCGGGGAGTCTTTCAACATTCTGATTAAGTCTGTCGATCTTTTTCAAGAGTTTTTCCATCGCCATTAAAATTTGAAGTTCACGGTCTTTTGGTTTTTCTTTTACATTTTGTGTTGTGATTTCTAAAATCATATACCATTTAGCATCTGGTTGAAGAGTTACGTAGTCACCATCATCTTGTTGTTCATTAATTGTGAAATTCAATTTCTTAATCGATATGGGGTTAAAGTAATTTGTATGTTGATTAAATCGACGCCATTGTTTGTCACGTAAAATTGCATTATTACTTCCTGAAAAATGTCTTTCGAGGGGCACTCTAGCAAGTATTTGTCCTTGTCTTTCATCAAGAATTTGAGCAACTTTGGGAACTTCTGGGCATATGATATCAACATATTTTGCTATGTTTGTACTCCCACTTGCACCACTATCACCTATCTGTGTGATGTAAAAATCGGCAATTTTAATGCCTAGTACCCTACTCATATCCTCAACGTGTGTGTTAGACTCCAAGGTGAGATCGAGTGCGAATGTATTGTTCGTACCATTCACAAATTCAGAATCTAACACGATGTACTGAACCTTTTTAGGTACGTCGTCCAGCGACATTTCTAATATCACTAGAGATTATATTATGCCGATTTCTATGGCAACAAAGGCGATAGCGTTTACTGGTACTCTTGCAGTGGTGACGATTATAGATGGTATTCGAGTTTTTAACGAGTATAAAAAAATAGATACTAAAGTTAATAAATAATGATCTCAATCAACTGGATTCACGCTATATGCAGGACGATGATTTCTATGGGTCCCGAATACACTGTTAATGTTCTTAAATGGGTCAAGAGCGCCGCTTGGGATGCACCTTATCGTGTGTGGCTTGATATTGAACTTCAGAAGATAGCCTATGATCGCGAAGATTGGAAGAACGATTCTCTCTACCCGAGTGATGATGAAACACCTAAGTCGGAATAAAAAAACTATAAAAATAACAATGAGTGAATACATCATCCCCGTCAACGGCCTTTTTGCCCACTCCTTGTATCCTCTCGGAATTCCTGGTTTGGCCACAGACGAATTACGGATTGCTTTTCTCCAAGCTACTGAACCACTTTGTCCAGACGTTCAACGAAAGATCTGGGAAGAAGTTCTTTACTGTACCACACCAATTGAACCACCTCCTGCACCCCAAAAATGCCGTTCGGTTTCTTACAATCGGTCGTCGATTTCATTACCCCGAAACCTATTCGAAAGGAAAGATCTTTGAGTGATCGAATTTTAACTCAAGATGTAATCGAAACGGTTAATGATTGTGGTGAAAAGCGATACATTCAAATTGAAAATGAGAGAAATCAAAAAAGAGAAAGAGAAACTGATTTAAATATTCTCCTTACGAAGTGTAAAAGGTTACTATCCTTCGTAGAGACAACAAAAAATGAATCAATCTTTAAAAAATTGGTGGCTTTCACTGAAAAAGTGAGACAAGCCTTATATCTTGGTGATGACATTCGAGAATTGTTTCATGAGTTTGAACAAATTGAAAATACTACAAAAAAAAGTTCTAAGTCTTTTAGAAACCTAAGTGATGTAATGATGATGGGATAATCAAGTAAAACATGGACCTTTTCCATAAAATAATGGCACTTGTTGACAAGAACTCGGATAAGATCCCTGAGGGAGACTATCTGGAGTTGTGTGACACTATACACGAACTGCGACGACAAGTTAAACCACCTTCATTTCTTCTCGACCAAAATCAACCAATTTTGTTTAGTAATCAAGCCCCTGTGTTTCGACCCACTTTACCCGTGACAGATGGTCAACCACCCGAATGGATTGAGGATTCATTACCATCCGATCCCGATACTGCTGCTCAGCGAGCACGGGAACAAATTCATCAACAATGGAGGGATCTTAATGAAGAGATTATGTACCCTGGTCTCAACCAGTTTCTGCAGGAATTACATGAGGAATGGTCAGCGACCGATAACCTCGAGCCGGTAGAACCGGGTGCGTATTATCCTCCACCAAGACAGGGAATGCATCAACACGTGGAGGATGCTACCACAGTTGCTGAAGTTTCTATGATGGATGTCGACTAATGATGGATGTAGACACCTAAGTAGTTTTTGTTATATGTATTTTTACGTTTAAATGATTAATTTTCTTTTCATCTCGAGTGTCTATGTATTATGCGAACTCATAAAAACCCTGTCATTTAATGAACGTGTATGGGACCAATATGACTGGTGTATGAAAAGGATAAATAATAACGAATTTCCTACTTGTGGTATGGTTGGTCTCACCGATGAGGTGTGTGCAAATCAGTGGGGTGTATCTACACTCTCATCTTTTACATACGGTTTACCTATTTCACTTGTGATAATACATACACTTTACGGAGATGTTATGAAACGATTTATAAACTATCCATATTGGATTGTTGTACATGTTTCAGTTGTATTATTTTCTTATACACAAAAGATTAGTGAATTCAATTTTTCAATTGATTCTGACGCATCCTACAACAATACAGATATTTGTATACTTCTTTCAATTGGGATAGTATCATGTTGTATTATTTTCCGAAATTTGATATTTAAAAATGTTTCTCGTGATTATTTGTTGATGTATGGTTTAATGTATATGTTCATATTGGTTTCATTTTGGACGAGGACTCACGAAATAAAGTTTCATATACATCATTCACTTTTATGCACTTTCTTGTCGTATTTCGTGACAGATTGGAGCTCTAAGATGAATGAATATATACACGGTATATTATTGGGTATTACCATACAAGGAATAAGTTTTTATAATTTTGATGAATTTCATTTGTTTTATATCCCATATGACATATACCCCGTTATGCACCATATAACATTTTTGTATATCACACTGATACTGACATCAATTGCG